AACCCCCATATATAATACGGGGGGAAAGTTTAATCAAAGGAGTATAGAAAATGAAAGCATATCCACCAAAGAAAGGGCAAGTTAAGGAGCATGTAGTTATGAAAGAGCATAAAATGAAAGTCACCAGCAAAGAGCATGAAATGAAGAAAGAACACAGAATGCAAGACCCAAAAATGCGTCATATGGATTCAGCTTTTGAAAGAGAGACCGAAAGGCGCGACCGTGAACGTAACCATACTGAATTAGATAAAAGCAGCATGGACAAAGCCTATTTAGGCCATTGCGGACGTAAGAAAGATTGCAGAATGTAAAAACTAAGTGTATCATGTATCTACATGAAGGACTTTAGTATTGACAATTTCTTAGAGCTTAGACGGAATATGCTTACCGCTGGTAGGCGTTTTAATTCCCTATTGGCTAAAATAAACTTGAGTGTTGAGCAGTATCAAGTATTGAGAGCAGCCGACCAAAACTCGGCCGTATCTATCCCTTTTTTATGTACCAATACTGGGGCTGAGCGTACTACGGTGAGCCGTGGATTACGCTTGTTGCAGAGGTGCGGATTGATTAAAGAAGAGGATAGTTGTTCTCCTCGCACGCGTTCACATAAAAAGTTTAGTTTAACTTCGGAAGGCTCTAAGAAAATCAAACAAGCTTCTAAATTACTCGCCCACTAAAAAATATTTTACATTTCCCATGTTTTTTTGTTTTATTTTATATATAATTGTGTAAATACACTTTTAACCATAGGAATTATCATCATGAGTTTAACATTAAGTTTTTTAGCAGACCGCATTAAAGCATTAGAAGAAGCTTGGCCAGTTAGTTTAGGACAACACCAAACCTTGTGGGGTCGCATACAAGAAGCAAAAGACCTATATACCGCAGCACAAGCAGCAGCCAGTGCGGTAGAGACTGTAGTTAGTGATGTTGAAAGTGCCGTTAATCCATCAGCGGCCAATGACGCTGCTGCCACCACTCAACCCGTGGCGTAGCGTCAAAACACGATGGGGATAGTGTATAAAGCTTTCGGGCATTCCCCTTTTTTTACAAAAATAATTATGGTCTCTATTGGTGTGTTATGGCTCAATATGAGTGTAGCATTAGTTTTGCACGTCTGGAATTATACAGGAAGTGATTTAAATGGCACGCAAAAAGCTATATTGGCTAGGATGGCTTTTTATGCGTCTAGTAGACATTCGGCTGTTTATCCAAGTGTACAAACTTTATGCGAGCAGACCAGCTTTAAACGCAGCACTGTAGAAAAAAGCTTATCGTATTTGAGGAAAAAAAAGTTTTTAATAGTGGCGCAAGATTTACCCGGTAAATCTTGTCATTATTTAATCTCAGTAGACAGATTGAAAAACCCTGAATTAATTGACGAACAAAGGAAGCTTACCAAAAATGATGAAAATAAGCGAAAACGGAAAAGACTTAATAAAACAATTTGAAGGCTGCCGTTTGATGGCATATAAAGATATGGGGAACGTCTACACTATTGGTTATGGACATACCGGTTATGATGTGTGGAGCGGTTTATCTATCACGCAAGATGACGCTAACACGCTTCTAAACAAAGACCTAGAAAAGTTTGAGGCTACTATTAATGGCGCACTGCCAGACCTTAATCAAAATCAATTTGACGCTTGCGTATGTCTGGCCTACAACATTGGAGCGTTTGAGTTTACGCACTCCTCAGTAATGCAAGCTATATTAAATGACAGATGTGGCTGGTCTATAAAAAGAGAATGGCTAAAGTTTGCCCGTGTTAAAGGGCAAGTAGAGCCAGGTTTACTATTGAGGCGACAAAAAGAATATGAATTGTTTAGCACCGAGCCAGATAGCGAGGATGAATAACCTTTAACATTCCGAAGGGCAGTTATATTTATCTGCCACTTCTTTTTTATAATTGCGTAATTTTACAGCTAAAGGGTTGGCTAATGCTTCTAGTGCCTCGTGGCCAATATCTCCTACCTTATAAATTTCATCTATCAAATCTACCTGGATAAAAGAGGCGACCCCGTATAACTCTCTGGCTATCTGTTCATTTTCATTAAACTTATAGTAGACCCCCTGTTGTTTATGTTTTAAATTATATCTAAGCGACTCCACCGTTGACCAAAATATTTGTTTAATCATTGTTGCGTCATCGTAAAGGGTGCCCACTGGGGGGATGTCTATAGCCCTAAACTGTAAAATGGAGCGGCAACAGTCTAGACATTCATTTATTTTGTCCAGCAACACTAGCAAAAACTCTTTTTCGATTTGCTCTATATGCTCATTACAGATTAGAATAATATTCAGCCCTTTCTGTAATTCGTTTATTATAATTTTTCTTTCCCATTCTTCCCACATAGCTACACCTTCTCGATTAATTTTGCCATTTTATTTATTACAACGTCTTCCATAAAGTTTGCCATATAAAGTAAGGCGTCTAGGACTTCTCCCTTAGCTCCGTCATTCCAGTGGTCGCCTATCTCGTACCAAGAAAAGCGGCCATTGGGGTCGTCTTTACTTTCCAGGTATGTACAAATGGCTACCACAATTTTTAGAAGGTCATTTAAATATTCTTCTAGCGGATTTTGTCTACCCTCGGTAATTATCGCTTGCTGAATCGGGAATAACGCATATGTCTTTATCCATTCCCCCACCATTTCTATACCTTGGAATAATTGAAAAGGAGTGAGGTTGGCGCAGGATATGCCAGACGCGAAGGCTACGACAAAGTCTTTAGCTCCTTCCATTTGTGTAACCATAAATTTAATTTGTTCAGCTTCCATCAATTTGTTTGTTCCTATTCTTCACAATCACAATGCCCCGTGGGGGATTCGTCTAGCAGTGATTCCAAATATTCTACTCGCTCGTATAGGTTTGTTAGCCGTTCTTCGTCTTTCAGCATAGATGAGACGGTAATTGGCAACAGAAGGAAAGGAAGGAGAACCAGTATCACAACCAACAACTCTACCCAATGTTCTTTTATAAAACTAAAAGCTGTTTTGAATATATTATTCATAAATTTACCTATACTCTTAATCTCTTGGTGCGCACATATTAAAAGGCTAATCACCCATATAATAAAAATTATAAAATCATAATTATTCCGAATGAGGTTCATCATTTTCTTGCAATTAAACCTATAGCCTTAAAAGCGGATTTTAATCCCAAATAAATAGGCAACACCGTTAAAAACGCTAACACTACAAACCCTAAAATAAATATCGCCACACCAAAATCGCCTGACCATAAATACTCTAATATATTATTCATGCGGCACACACTGCTGTTGGCTTTCTTCCAAACGCTCCATTCGCTCATATAGGCGTGTTAATCGGTCGGCTTTTTCTTGGCAGCACGCCACGATTGACCACATGAGCACGGCACAAGAAACCCCAAACCCTATTGCTCCCCATTCGGTTTTTTCAAATTTAGAAATTGTTTTGAATATGTTATTCATGGCATTTATCACTTTTGGATTGTGGGGGTAAAGCTACACGCCATTTTTCTAAACCATTATCCAATTGTTCAAACATCTTCCAGGTTTTTCTGAGTATTATCTCTAGTTGCGCCTCAAGAATATCTACAGAATAAAAAAATGTCTGAATAGATAAAGCTTTTTCATCATTATCTACAGGACGTGACGCGCTAAATTTTTCCATTTTGTCAAACAAAGTTGTTGTGTGTGAAATTAATTTGTTTATTCGCAAACATATATCTTTAAAATTTTCTCTCTCATTCTGAACATGAGAACGCAAGAACGCACCACTATATATAACGTTGTTTTCTTCTTGAGGTTCACATAAATCACTAGATACCGAATAAACCATTTGGTCTTGATCACGATTTGACATAGCAATATCTCCTTACTGATTTGATTAATATAAGAATAGACAACAAGGCTGCCTACAACTAGAGCTAATCCCCCAAAGTTGTGTAAGTCTTTGACTACTCAAGTTGTAAGCATTTACACATAATACATATTTCAGCTAAAAACGCAATAGCTAAAAGAGTGGTATACCTGTGTATAAATCTGTGTATAAGTATGTGGATAAGTTGTTATAACTTGTAAATTATTATCCACAACCCCCGTACCACGTACGGTATACCCCCGTACCACGTACGGGGTAGAAAGAAAATTAAAAAATAATTTTTATTACTATAATAGGGGGCAAAAAACCATGAGGCATAAAAATAACTAACAACAATAATTAAAAAAATTTATTATTTATTCGGAAAACGCACCCAGAAATACGGCTAGATAGTCTCCAGGAAGTCCGCCATTAAGACTTTTTTAAAAGATAGGCATTTGTATAGGGTAGGGAAATTAAAGGGCACAGAGGCTTATTCTATCAAGTGCCCAATCTGACAATCGGCTATTTCATCACAAATGAATTTGTGTATCTCTTCCCATGCGCTATAAGCTTCAGGGTGAAGTTCGCATTCATCTATTTTGTAGAAGGCATGTTCTCGGAGACTGCTAATCAAACTTGCTAACTTATGACCATCAAGGGCATGGCGTAAGCTTGTTTTGGCTTCAGCGTCATCTAAATCAAATTCGATAGTTGCTTTCATAATTCTTAGATCCAAAAAAAAGGGTGGGGACAAATTGACCCTACCCTTAGAATGTTAAACATGAACGACAGTCTTTGAGTATACTACATTTACAGAAAAAATCTATATAGGTAAATCGTCTATACCTTGCAGTTTAAGTATAAATGCTTTCTTTTCCTCTTTGTCGAAAGAAAGATAATCTAAGTATATAGCGTCTAAATCGCTTTCCTCCAAATTAGGTGGGAAAGTTTCTATACAACTGCATGTTCTTACATAAAAAAACCTAGTTGCATTTTCTTTTACGTAATACCCAGATACAGCTTTACAGTGGTGACAACTAAACGTAGAGACAAATTGTACATCATACTGTATTAGCAAGCTCCTAAACTCTTCGTTGGTTGACGGGTAAGTGTCACCATCCACCAGTAGAGGAGTTTTATTTACTTTTTCTTTCTTTTCTTCGTCAGCTTCTATTTTTTTTGTTTCCGCATACAAGTTTATTAAACAATCATGCGACCAGTTATTTAAAATGCGATAGCTTTTTCTAAGCTCTGGGTCGTCTGTTTGCATTAACTTTTTAAACATACTATCGCCAAAACTTTCTAAACACACCTCTACAGTAGCTAAGTCATAACATTCAAATAAGTTTTTCATACGTTCCCCCTTTGTGATAACTCGTTCATAAATTCATTAATACAATTGTCAGCTATTAAGAAAAGCTTAATTGCTTGTGCGTCAATTCTTACCTCAAGGTCGGTTGGTCGTTCCGGATTCTGTACTAGATGGTCTCTCAGAAATTTAATTTCGTCTTTATACTCTGCTAATTGCTCCATATTCATTTTAACCAGCTTATTGCATAACGCCCCTGTAGCTTCAAAGACTACTTTTGCCCACAATGCAATAGCTAATTTTTTGTTAGATTTGGCTTGTAACTGCTTTCTCATATTAATTACATTATCTTTCATATAATCCCCCTTAAGTTATAATAGTATTATAATTCATTAGATTTCTATGTATGTAGGAAATTGTCCATTCGTCGTGTAGGATAATCGCCATACAAGCTGTTTAGTTTCTTAAGGCTTGGACAACTTCTACACCTTTAACCGGAAGCGGTTTATTGGCTTCTGCTGCTGATATAGGCTTGCCTGTAATATATCCAATATCGGGTATAACTTCTTTTAATATATGGGCATAGTCCATAGACTTACGCGAAAACCAGATTAAATCTTGGATTGCGTGCTGTTGGCTTTGATACGATGAAATGCTTTTCATGTGGTTATGTACATCTCCACTAGCCATGTATACAAGCATTTTCATTAAGGCATTAAGCACATCTTGGCTAAGAGAAAGTAGATTATTTTCGGTGTCAGACATTTTAGTCGTTCCTTAACAAATTAATACTACCAGAAAAAATGCTTATTAGATAATCAACCTTAGTCTGTGCGTCGTATTCGCTTTTACTAGGCTCACACGCCAAGTTTCTTAATTCAGCTATAAGCCTGTCATGCAAATAACGTATTATTTCTAGCTTCCTAAGTTCTTGTTTGATTTCTCTACTGCCGTTAAAGTAATAAATTTCATCCATTAAATTAATATAGATGTCTTCATCGTTTTCTACAGAAGTGGTAATGATTTCATTAGCTGCTTGTTGTAATGCTTTAATTTCTTTTTTAAGATTGGTAATCTCTTCCCTGATGGTTTTAAGTTCTTCTGAAGCTGTTAGCGACATAGATTTATTCCTTATTAGAAAAAAACGGTATAAAGATACTCAAATTTGTCTCGACAATCCTTGTCGCCTGCCCACCATCCAGTAAGCTGTAATCTTAATTCTTGCATAAGCTTGTCATGAAAGGTACATAAGGTATTTAAAGGTTTCATGTCTTCTTTGATGTAGGAAAACTCTACCTTAAAATCACTTACAGCTCTTAATAGATGGTACTGGTCTTTAGTCAAATCTTCGGCCACCCCTTCAGTAGTAAATGTACGCAAAGCTTTAACGTCTGCGGTAAGGTGTGCCAATTCTTGTTTAAGTTCTTTTATCTCACTATCTATATCTGTCATGTTTATTGCTCCGCGTTAAAATTAATCCCACCATTTATTTACAAATTTATAAATCTCCTCGCATTTTGTTAATGCTTGTTGATAAACCATTTCCCGCGTTGCATATTTATTGCCCTCCTTCAAGTTCTGGTTATACACAAATTCATTGATAGGTTTAAGCATTTTTTTAATGGCCGTTAAATCAGCTTCTAAGCTTTGGATTTTTTCCAATATTGCTGGTGTGTGGTCGGTCATGTTTGTTGTTCCTTTTATTCTAATAAATCTTTAATATTGTTAAATATTTTTTCCAAGGTTTCAGTCTTTCGTCGGGCTATCGCCCAATGATTACTTACAAAGCGGTCCACGTTCCTTATTTCTTTTCCTATTTCTTCCATTCTTTCATCTATAAAGTTTGACCTGCTTTGTAATGTTGCCATTTGCTCTTTAAGTGTTGCCATATCTTCTATTAAACTTTTTAAATCATCTATCATAGCCATTCCCCCAATTATTTGCGCGTGTGCCCTGTTGCACGGCTTTAAAGAATTTCTGCTTATTCTTGTCTGACTCTATTTCTTGCCACGATTTATGAACGGTGTTCTTATCTCTTATCTCTGATATATAGCTTTCTATTGAAGCTAGACGGTTATCAATTCTCTGAAGATAGCTTTTAATGTCCCCTATTATCATGCTCGTTGCTCCTTTTAAAATAACTGCGCTATAAGATTTTCGGATAAGTTTTCTTTGAGTATCTTAATTATATGATTTCTTTCATCCCATAATTGGCGCGTTAACTCCATGCTTTCTTTCATCTCTTTGGTTGCACGTATTAATTCGTTTGCGTGATAGTCAAATCCCGTAATCTTTTGTGATAGAGCTGCCACCTCTATAGTTAGGTTATCTACCGCTGCACGCGTGCCTATATTAGTACCTTCTATAATTGAGTTCATGTGGTTTATGTCATCGCTAATATCTATCATGCTCGCTCCCCCCGTTAGTTTTGGCTACGGCTTGTTGCGCCATTTCATAGAACTTCCGCTTAATTTCAAAGAACTTCCGCTTATTCTTTTCGGTCTCTCTTTCTTCCCACGGGCTGGAAGGCGCATTTTTATATCTTATCTCTGATATGTAGCTTTCTATTGAAGCTAGACGGTTCTCAATTCTCTGAAGATAGTTTTTAATGTCCCCTATTATCATGCTCGTTGCTCCTATGCAATTTTAGTATATTATTTCACTAATTTTTTTGGATAAAGATTCGCTAATTTCTTGCGATATCTTAGACCTGTGTGATAAATAATTTCTAAAGTGTTTTATATCATCTTTCATATAGGCGTTATCTTTTTGTATAGCCCTCAAGTCCACACAAATACTATTAATTCGGTCTTTAAGTGTTGCCATATCTTCTATTAAACTTTTTAAATCATCTGTCATGCTAATTGCTCCTTAAATTAATTTATTCAAAATGCTACAAAATGTGCTTAACTTCTCTTGCGCTTTCTTGTGAAAAGAATTTAATAGCTTTTCTTTTTCACGAAAATGTATATCTTCCCGTTCAATGTGGTCAAATACGAGGTTCATATTTGGAAGCTTCGTATTTTGAAGTTCAATTAAGCGTTCGGTATTGGTGTCTACGTCATACCTTAAACGAATTACTTCTTCTATCAAGTTTTGTATTGAAGCTGCCATGCTATTTATTTCGAAAATGTTTGACATGTTTTATACTCCTACTTTTACATCTGTCATGCTAATTATTCCTTTGCGCTGCCTTTTTCTGTCTCTGCTAAGCTTTCCAATCTATCTTGCTCGCCATATAATTGGGCTGCCGCTTCTTTTAGCAAGTTACCAAATTGAGGCATAAGCATTTTTAGTAATTTAATAGGATACTCTTCAATTCCGTATTGGTATGACCTCAGATTAGCTACCAATTTTTTTACCATCTTGTCAATTTCAGATTTTCTAAGCCATATTGGTTTTTGATATGCGGATGGATGATTTTTGTGATAAAGAAATTGATTTATTGCCCCGCGCAGACATAGAACAAGTTTATGCAGTACCCCCAAAAGCAGTACCAGCAAAAGTTCGCCTCTATAACAAGCAAACTGGCCGATCAAATAATAATTAATAAGTTTCTCGATATCGTATATTTTTCTTAGTCGGCTCAAATTGTCTTGCTCCCCTTCACATAATTCATTTATTAAGTGCGTAGGAGCTTCGCCCACTGAAGAATCGCAAAGAATTACTGTAGCTTCCATTGCTAAGCAACAGTAATTAATAATCAGCTCTAACTCATCGACTGCTTTTTCGTGATCAACTTCTTTTTTATTCAATGAATCCAAATAAGAATCACATATCTTTGTATATGTAGAAATGTCCCGTAGATTTTCTACTGCTAGAGCCTTTTTCGTTTCTGTATATTCTTTTCCATCGGAAATATGCAGCGTAACTGGTCGCGCAGCTGGCCGTTCGGCCTTAGTAACTTCTACATATCTATCTAGTCGGTCGTTATAAGTTTTTCCGTTACTAATATATTTTTGTTCATCTGTGAGAAGTTTCTCGCATACATATTCTTTTATTGTATTGAACATATTTTATACCCCTGCTTTTATACGTGCAGTAATCACAGGGAAAGTTACCCCGTGGTCGGTGACTTTCGTGAATGGATTAAAGCCAAGCTGATTAGTTTTGTATCGATACGATACCAGGCGTTCTTCTTGCTGCTTTAATACAATAGGCAATCTTGCACGCTTAGAAGGTGATACCGTCCGTTCTTCCATGGGAGCCTTTGGCAGAGGGTTAGAGCTGCGTTCTTGCATTCTATAGCCCGCTAATGAATTATTAGGCTGGAGTACAGGAAATCCTTTTTTTAATATTGATTTGCTCTCGGTCGGTGAGCCAGCAGAAAAAAGTAAGGTTTCGCGTATTTCGCTAGATGGTTGCATTTGTAAATCCTCTCTTAATGTAGATAATAATAGTTCGGTTACTTCATTTGGTGATTGCATGTTCACGGTCTCCTTTAATTTTACTTTGAAAAAGGTCTAAATATTCCTCGGCGTCAAACAATGCTAGTGCTGCGTCACAGATTTTATTGTCTACGTCCGCTAATATTTTTGCTTGTTTTTTATCTAATTCAAACAAACCGCTTTCATTCTCTTCTATTGAAGTTATAATTGAGGATAATTTCACTACTTCAATAATAACCCTAAATACTTGCGCTAAAAAATAATCATGCTTTTTAACGCGTCGTGCCTTAGCCTTTTCTAAGTTTCTTACAACATCTATCTGCGATGTCTCGAGCTCTTCAAACTTTTTTGTCAGTTTTTTCATTGTCCGCCCTACTTTCATCATTTCCAATTACTCCTTTGTTAATTGCTTCTTGAAACTCTTTTAAAGGTATGCGACCATCAATTAAGCTTTCACCTAATAAAGTTGCTGAATCGCTCAAAACTCTGATTATTTCCTTTTCATCTTTGCTCCATTCTTTAATAGCCCAGCTCTCTTGTGCTATAATTCTCACCAGCTCTAATAATTCTTTAAGAACTATAGCGTTTTGTTTTAAAAGTTTATTCCCCTGCTGCGAGTGGTAAATGATTTCATGATTTAAACTTGCGCCTACTACCTCTGTCATAATTTCCTGATTCATGTTAAATGTCTCCTTTATCTTTTCTATTAAATAAATAAACTCACCCCAGCAGTCTACCGAGCCAATTAAAGGCAATCCCCATAAGCACTAGATACAGTAGAAGCGCACAACATAAAACTGGAACAACAGCAAAAACAAGAAGAACTGTCATTACCCCTGTATGCCCAAGAATAAATGCTTTAAAAACCCAAGCACAACCTCCCATTAAGATAGCAAATATAACCACTCCCCCTACAAACAATAATATGTTTTCGATATCCATTGTTCTCATTTATTCCCACCACATGCCAATAAAACCTAACATTATTAAAAATAAGGCTGTTGTTGTTAATCCTCCACTGTATGGCAGCTGGTGTATAAAATGTTCTATGCTCTCCTCTACAAGCAAACCTATACCTATACTGCTACTGCTAATACTAAATACCCGTTTCATTTTCATTGTATTTCCTTGTCCCTCTTTTCACAGCTAGCGAGCATTGATTCATTTAAATATATGCACGATTCTATTAATCCATACAAAAAATAATGCACCTGTTTCCGCCTAACCCATTCGTTAGAAGTTAATGCTGAGTCTACTAAATTTAAAGCTGCTGAGTGTATATTCTCAACAAGTTTTAAATATCCTTCGTCTGGAGTTACAACGGGCAGATTAACTGTTACAGTCACTTCTCCAGGATTAGGCGAATTAAATTTTATCTTTCTCATTAAGTAAACCTTAGCACTGCGTAAGATTCTTGGTCGGCAACTAATCTACTGGCACGAGGCGTAGGGCATGGTGTAGGCGGATAAGAACTACCTGGCGTTAATACCTGGCTCGGTAATGGATTTTGATTTACCGTATGCCATAATGTCCGATTTCCTATTTCTTCATCCGTAATAGTGTAATACTGTGACAACATGGGTATAGCTGACCCGCTATTTACATCGCTCTCACTTCTTCTATTCATAAAATGTGTTCTTAACATATCCTTTTCCTTACTTTAAAACTTGCACACGAAAAATTGGGGTCGACTGCTTTTTGAGCAAACTTAATAAAATCCTCCTTTGGTTGAGCGCGTAAATATTCTACAAATGCCTGCCATATCTTATTGTGATTTAATGCCTTACATCCGCATTCCAAGCTATGTCCCCCTATATGATTTTTTAAATACTGGCATTCACTCTCACACTTGGGGCACTCTATGTCTATCCGCATTATACCTTTGGTGTCTAATAGCAGTTGCTCAACCTGTTCTAGCGTTAAATTTGCAACGTCTATGCCTTCACAATAGCTATCAATGTCCTCTGGTGTTAATGGTCTATTTTCTGGTAACATTTTTCTATCTCCTTCGTGATTAGTTGCCTTACAAGCTCCGCCATTGATATATGTTTCTCCTTAGCTTTTTCAGCGATAGCCTCATAAAGTGAAATACTAACTCTAATATTCAATTGCGTATCCATCTTTTTTTTAGCCATTTTTCAACATCTCCGCCAGTTCGTCTTCTTGTGTAGTTTCAGTTGGTTTGTCTTGTTCGAAGCTATCTCCTTCCTGATTAATAATTTTTAAATTGTTTTCTTCTAGTGCAGCGTCTAAGTTTTGAATGCCTAAATCGCTGTGTTCATCTAATATAGCTGCCGTCTTCATTTCTATAGTCAATGGAAGCCATTTATAGATACGACGTATAGCTGTTTTTAATGCCATCGCTTCATAGTCCGTCACCCATGGCCCAGTTTGTGTTTTAGAACGTGCTTTTGCATTGTCGATATCTTGCTTATTTAATACAACATGCTGAGTTTCACCTCCTACCAGCTTAGCGATAGCATATACTCCTATTACCTTACCTCTATTATTAAGGGTAGGTTTATGTAATATTCTGCTGTCGGTTCCCTCGCAATAGTCAAATTGATCATTCTCGTAAATAATCTTTGGAGATACAGAAATAATCCTGTCATTTCTGTAGCACAACTCCAGAAATCCCCGGTAACCAATGATTAAGTTACACACCCCTTTGTACGGAACTATAAAAGCCGAGTTTAATAAACCTATTTCTAAGCCTAGTTGGGAAGCCATCATCAAAGCACTTACAAAGCTAATCGGTGTACATTCTTGTAACTTTGGATTGCGTGAAAACTCGGTTAATGCAATCCTGCTTACTCTATCTACAGATAAAGGAGCTGGTAGAATTAACTTTAGCTGTGGTTTCATAGCCTCAAGTAAAGTTATTAATTGTTTTTTGTTGTCAGTACGTGATTTGCTTGTATCTACTATCATTTTGTATACTCCTGTATCAAGGTTTTCAAATTATTCAACGCAATCTGTAAATGTTCCGCTATCTGTTTGTTCTTTTCTTTCTTAACAACTACTTTTAGTTTTTTTAATGCGCCTAAGTATTCCTCTATTACTGCGACCGTATCCCCTCGGCTTACTTCATCAATTACAAAATCGGTGAGTAATAATTCATACATGACTACACCAATATAAGCCCGTATTTCTTTTTTTAATCCCTTCATCAATACGACGCGGGTTTTTTTCTTTCGATTTTCCCATAATTTAAACCCTATGTTCACAAATAATAGAGCTAGAGAATTAGTAACTAAGTTTAATGAAAAAATATAAAGTATAAGTGCGTGGTTTTCCATTTTGTTTTATCCTTGTAATAAATTTTTAAATAAATCTAAAATGAGGTGTAGAGCAAATCCTAATTCAATCGCAAGAATTATTACACTTACACTTATCAGACATAAGCATACATTAATTTTCTTGTTGACTTTGTAAATGTCAGCTTGTAATTGTGCTGAACGTTGTTGCCAATAATCGCTAACGCTAGTTTTAAAATCAAAAGCTTTAACAGATATTTCGTTAAGACGAGAAACCCAGAAATCATTCATATCATTTTGATTATTTACATGATTAACAATTACTTGGCTTTCTTCGCTTTCGACAGGTTTAATATCATCGCTCATGGTTTATGCTCCTTATTTTAGTAAAAATCTACGCTGTGGGCTACCTTCTTTCAGATACTTTACATACAAATCTTGATGATCATATGCAAAAGTTGCTGAATCAAACCTATGAACTGGTCTAGTCTTTTTCCAAGTTGCCAACACGTTCCCCATTGCGTCAACTAATGTGTCTTTGTCTTTCATTTCTGAAAACACTGATACTTTAAGTAATTCCGCGTCTTTCTCTAATCTTTTTATGTGCTCGTTAGCAGTTTTTAATAAATTTATTTTTTCTTCCAGGGTAGCTGTAGCAATTAATGGCTCTGGTGTTGTATCTGGGTATGCTTCTATAAAATCAGTAGTGCTGGTGGGTTCAGGGGGGATGTCTTTTTGTACATTCTCATTCCAAAATTTCTCAGCTCTCGCTAGTAATTGCTTTTCAGCTTCTGCATGTCTATTGTACTCGTAACATTGCATTGTTCTTGTGCTACAAAAAAATACCGCAACATAAACTTTGTCATATCCTCCAACCGCGCAGTAATGAGCTACTTGTATTCGATAGTGAAGTGGAATCATGTTTTTATCACTTCCCCAGCCGTCATCATTATATGCAGTTTTGCATTCTAATATTGCGTTTTCTTTCGTGAGTTCAAAATCTAAGTTTCCTGCCAGGTAAGGTATATCTTTATGAAATATAGTTTCAGTAGATTTAATAATCTCTTTGCCAGTTTCGTCAGCAAACCATTTACCAATACATGGCTCTACGTAATTACCAAACTTTATATGTGGTAGGTCGCTAATGTCTGGTTGTACTTTCTTGCCGGTTTTGTAGTTCCAAACATTAAAGGCGGTTTCATAGGGTGACTTGTTACAGATTGCTGCCATGTCAGACCCACCGATGTAGTGTTTACGCTGCTCTAATTGTTCATTCGTTAACATAGCTCAACCTCCGTTAGTTCAATATAGATTTTTTAACTTCCCGCGCGTACTCTTCATATTTATCAACTACTTGTGGCCAGCTGTCGGCAAATCCCATCAATAGTTGCGCACCTCGGCTTGTTAATTCAGCAGCTGTATTTAAGTGGGGTATTTTTCTTTCCACCATTTCCGCCCCAATCATGAGTTCACTAAGCCGAACGATATTTTTACCTAAGTCTGTAGATGTCGCTAATATATTATCTAGCAGCAGATGTAAAAGTTTTTTATCTTCAAAACTCATAGTTCCTCCTTACTCTATTTTTACAATGTATAGCATTTGTATATCAAATGCAACTACACACCAAAGTATTTTTTAAAATAGTTTGGTTAACTTATCTCTTCATTTATAAATCTTGTCCTTTTCTGCTTTAATCCAGCTCTTAAATTGTAAGTTAAGAAAGACGTTTACAAAATGTTGTCGTGTTTCTTTTAGAGAAGATAATTTATCTGATAAAAGTTTAGTATCATCAGTGTGTATATCTGCCTCCTTTAGCCAATCATGCTTATAATCTTTCCATTCGTCGCCCGCGTCCAGCGGTGCTGTTAATTCCTGTAGATTAGTAGCTACTTCTAAAATTTCTTTTTTTAAAGTCTCTATGTCTGTCATGTTTATATACCCCTTTCTTGTTAATGTCGTTTAAATTCCAATTGTTCTCATAATTAACATATATCATAATTTGGTTTGTCTTTCATTTGGTTGCCCTTCTTGTGTATGTCAAATTCTTTAAATGCTTTATATATATCGCTCCATTGAGCAGTTTTTCCCGCGGCCAGCTCTTCCGCGCTTAACAATTCCCGGTCCAATTCTCTTTTGCTCTGACACCACACATCTATAAAACTAAAATCATATTCGACTTTTATTTGTTTTGGTCTCTTTTTTTGAATAGACATAATGATATCCTGCGTGTAACAAAAATATTATTAAAAGTGTGACAATCTACGTGTGGAAGCAATAGACTGTCACAATGCTTGCGTAGGAAAGTACGGCAACTCTATGAGGGAAATTGCCAGTACTTGTCACAAGCATTCTGTAGTGTATTTACATTTTATAGTTCTGTCAATAAACAATAACCTTTAGGTTATCTTGCACGGTTTCTATTTTCTTTGCCACGTCGTCTAAAATACGATCATTAAGTAGTAATGCCTCCCCTGCAAACTCGTCTATATCAAGCGAAAGGCGCACAAATTCTTCTTCTACAATATAATGATTAATTAGTGCAATTTCTTTTGTTGGCGGTTCTTGCGCCCTTAGTTTTTGTTTCTTGTCTTCTAGTTTTTCATTAGCAAATTTAACTGTCTCCAACAAGTGGGCTACAATTTCCCTTGATTTGTCTAATTTATAAATCAATTCTTCTAATTGTTCAGTGTCTATCATGTTTATTACGCCTGTCCTTCGTTTAAAAAATATTGATTTATAATATCGATTGCATAAATATCTTTGATTGCGTTCTCTAAACGTGTTATCTCTGTCATGTTTATTACTCCTTCTCTAATGTAAACCAGTCACTACCTAGCCGTTTATATAATTCTTCTTCAATGCTGGAAGCTGTGTTGCATAATTCAGCAGAGAAGCCTTTTAACTTGTAAAGCATATTTGTAACTTCAGCCCTATTGCTATCATCTACTTGTATTTTAAATAGCTTCTCTGCTATTCTTGTTGCGTATTTCAATTCATCTATTAAATCACATGCGAATATAGTAGCTTTCATATTTATTACTCCTCAACCTTTCAACTTAACCTGTGACACAATGTCACATCTTCATAATGCAATTATAGAAATGTATAGCATTCTAAACTAGAGCTAATGCCTCAAAGACTTGTAAGCATTTAGCTATTCGTCGTGTGAGATATTCGCTATTCACTTGCAATGTATATCATTTGTATATCAAATGCAACTACACATCATATATTCATTAATTAGTTTTGTATTAAAAATTGGGCGCAAATTTTCCGCCCAAAATATTTTATAAATAAGCAGGTGAGGAAAGGACGCAAGCAGAAGAAATAAGGCAGCAAATTGTAGATAGTTAATAACATAAGAATGTATACTCGCGAGCACCTTTGATTTACAAGTAACATAAGGAGGGAAGGAGGTAAAATTTAACTTGCGAGTATCTAGTCATTATAACATAGCTAGATTGTGTCTATCTACATTTTAAGTTACTATGCACATATGAGACCAAAGGACAATCGAACAGTAAGAAATTCTCCACATATGTATGTGCCTAACATCGAAAAAGATGGGTTGTGTACAGTTTGCAAAGGAATTGGCGAGACAATGGACATAGGAATGCTACTGGGCGACTGTAAATTGTGTCAGGGAACTGGTAAAGCTCCAGTTAAGTCAGATAGTGAGTTAAGAAAGCCACTACCGTTAGCTAAGAAACGTAAGAACGATGACTATACTCAAGTCGGACAGGAATCTGCTATTTAGTGAAGACCAAAAACAAATCCCGCGCACTGCAAAACAAGTAGAAACCCTCAAGAAACATGGTTTTAAACCTGGGAACCGCGCTAACCCCAAGGGCAGACCAACCAACGTAAAACGCATATCTGATAGAGAGCTTAAAGACTACTTAGAAGAGTTCTTACAGATGATGACTAAAGTTAAAATGCCAAATAAGAGCACAGAGACCAGGACAGTCTTTGAAGGCATTCTAGCTAGTCTCTGCGCTAAAGCTTGCACAGGGGACATCAGAGCCATTGAACTTATATTAGACCGCCTCTTCGGTAGGTCAGAACAGAAGATGATTATCACTCACGAAGCAGCTTTACAACAAATGCTAGCGAGTACAGATTACTTAGACAATTCAGCAGTTTCAACAATAGATGTATGAGCGATAGAATATCAGAAGCAGAGAGAGCTATACGCCATAAGTTAATGACTGACTTTCGATTTTACGCTTACAACTGCTTGAAGATTAGAACAAAGAACATGGGCTTAACTAAGTTTAGACTTAATAAAGCTCAGCTATACATGCACGACTTATTGCAGAAGCAAAAGAAATCTTTAAACAAAGTACGCGCCATGTCACTCAAAGGTAGGCAGCTAGGTATCTCTACTTATGTTGCTGCTCGCTACTATGAGCTAGTTACAACGCACTTCGGACAGCAAGCCTTCATCTTGACGCACTCATTGTCAGCTACTAACAACTTGTTCAGAATCCCCCAGCGTTTCCATGAGAATGCCCCGCTTTTAGTTAAGCCACAGGTCAGCACTAACAATACTAAGTCGCTCATCTTCGGTGGGCTAGATTCGGGCTACTCGGTGGGAACAGCAGAGACTAAGAATATCGGACGGTCAGCTACTATTCAGCTCTTTCATGGCAGCGAGGTAGCATTCTGGCGCAACGCAGCAGAGCATGTGACAGGTATCATGCAGGCCATCCCTAGCGAAGGCAGCGAAGTTATTATTGAGTCCACTGCCAACGGCGTAGGCAACTACTTTCATGAGATGTGGCAGAAGTCCGTACGCGGTGAAACAGAGTTCTTGCCTATCTTCTTGCCATGGTTTTGGGAGACTGGCTACCAGCTGGTGCCACCGCAGGGCTTTACGCTCACAGGGCATGAAAAAAGGTTGCAATCAATGTATAATCTAACTGAGCAACAATTAGCATGGCGCAGGGGAAAGATAGCAGAGATGTCGATTGGTAATCACGATGGCGAAAAGATGTTCGCTCAAGAGTTCCCTTGTAACGCTGATGAAGCTTTTGTTGTTAGCACTGATGATGTATTCATTCGTTCAGATATTGTAATGCACGCTCGTAAGTTTAAAGCTGAAAAGTTTGGCGCGTTAGTTATGGGTGTAGACCCAGCACGCTTTGGGGATGACCGAACCTCAATCATATTCAGGCAAGGTCGCCATGCTTTTGATTTAAAATCATATAGCAAAAAAGACACGATGGAAGTAACAGGTATTGTACATACTCTAATTCAAGAGCGTAGGCCATTCCGCGTGTTCGTAGACTTAGGGGGCTTAGGGGCGGGCATAGTAGATAGACTATATGAACTAGGGCACAGAGACACAGTCGTAGGCATTAACTCTGGAGCTGTTGCATTGAATCAAGAGAAGTATTCAAACAAGCGTGCTGAGATGTGGGGAGTGGGCAAGGAATGGTTCGAGGAGTTCTTAGTACAAATTCCTGACAGTGATAGCTTGCACGCTGACCTATGTGGGATTAAATATACTTATGATTCAAACGGTCGTTTGGTCATGGAGAAAAAGTCAGACATGAAGAAGAGGGGGCTACGCAGTCCAGATGAAGCTGACGCACTCTTGCTTACTTTCGCAATGCCGGTATCGCTGAACATGTTAAATGAAACCAGCTCACAACAAGTACTACAAGATTTAGCGCGAGACTTAGCGAATAAATCTAACGCAAGGAACAATTCTTACAGGATGTAATCATGGCAAACAATGAACTTTTAGATACTACACCTCTCAGCAAATTACGCTCAAATGAGCAAAGATTAAACAAGCTCAAGCGAATGGTCAACGATTCAAAAAATTACTTTGATGACAACTTTAAACGTTATGATGACTTCATGCGCTTCACATTTGAGACTGCAATTACTACTGAAGATAAGCAAAAGTTAAAGACACTTCAGAAGCCACCCGTTGAGTGCAATATTATAGAAGCCTTTATATCACGTCTTAAGGGTGAGTTCTCTAAGTATGAGCCGAGCATTGAGGTAAGAGCGTCTGACACAATCAAAGCTAACGCACTTACACCAGAACTATTAAAACAAATCGAAGTTATCAATGGTCATCTTAAAGCTGTATTCGATAATTCAGCTAATGACGCAATGGATAGTGGAGTCTACGCTGAAAGTATAGGTGGTGGCTTCTCAGCTGTCGAAGCATACACCGAATATGAACACACCATGTCGTTCGACCAAGAGATTAAAGTTAAGAAAACATTTGAGCCTACACTCACAGGCTTTGACCCTCTCGCTCGCGAATCACACAAAGGCGATGGCAACTATTGTTTCACTCTATACCCATATACTCGTGATGAATTTGAATCAATTTACGGCAAAGAAGCTACGGCGAACATGAAGTTTACACGCAGCGGAGTAGCTGCCGAGTTTAATTGGAGCTATCAAAACGGTACGCAGCAAATAGTATTAATGGGTGACTTATACTTTAAAGTTAAGAAAGAAGAGAGAATATGCGAGCTATCTAACGGTCTAGTTATTCTGCAAAGACAATACGACAAGATAATGAAAGAATGGCAACTCTTTAATTCAGAAGATTTTGTAATGCAGCCTCCAATTGTTGTGCGTAAACGTAAGACAATGATAGAGACTATAGAACGTTATACATTTTGTGAAGATAAGATTTTATCGCACGAGAAAACTATTTATAAATACTTACCAATTGTTTTTGTCGATGGCAACAGCGTTGTGTTAAAAGAGTTTGGCAGTACTAGCTCTAAACAAGTAACCCGTCCGATTGCATATCATGCCAGAGGCATTCAGCAGCTTCTAAACTTCTGTATCCAAACCATGGGTGCAGAGATTGAAAACATGGTACAGCACAAGATGATTGTTGCTGTTGAAGCTATCCCGCCAGCTTACGTTGACGCTTACAAGAATGTACAAACCCCATCGAACTATGTTTACAACTCATTCTATAAGGATGACCCAACCATACGCCTAGACCCACCGCGTGAAGTACAGCGCACCCAGATACCATCTGTAATTGAAAACATGATAATGAACAGCACAACTATATTTCAAAACGTAGTTGGTAGCTATGACGGTATTCTTGGTGTTAGCAGTAAAGAAATCTCAGGCGTGGCAATTCAACAGGGGGCGTTACAATCTAACGCCGCCGCCCTTCCTTATTTACTTAACTTTGTACGGGCGCAAACTCGGATTGCTCAAATAATCATCGACTTGATACCAAAGGTTTATAAGGGAGAACGCAAACTACCTATTATTAACCAAGAAGGTAAGCGAGAGTATCAAGTTATTAATTCGCCAGATGACCCTAACTCTATCAGCATGGACTATGACAGTGAAATGTTACAGATTAAGATAGAATCTACAGTTAACAGCGCGATTCAAAAACAAGTAGCTCTACAACAGTTGACTTCATTAGCTTCTGCTATTCCTCAGCTTGGCGAAGTAATCGTTGGCGCAGGATTAGAAAACATCTTAGACAACCTAGAGATTCGCAACATAGATAGCCTGAAGGCTGCATGTGTTCAATACGTACAGCAGAAACAACAAGAAGCAGCACAACAAGCCCAGCAAGGTGACCCAAGAATGCAGCTTCAGCAGCAAGAGCTAGCTTTACAAGCTGAACAAACCGAAGCATTAAAACAAATCGAAGGTGCGAAGATTGAACAACAACGGGAGAAGGCCGAGGGTGACCTAGCCATCCAAGCAGCTAAAGTTGCAAATGAAAAACGCGCAACTGAAATTAAGTTCATGGAAATCATGGCTAAGCTACAAATGGAAGAAAAGCGAATCGATATGGAAGTTGATACCCAGGATTCAGAGAACGCAAGAGCTGCTGTACAAGACGCTATCAAGCTATCTGAGAAGCGTTCTAAACAGTAATGCTAATTCGCAACAGCTTTATGCCAACTGCTATAGCTTTTAAACATTTATTACTTATTTCAAAGCAAAACCACTGTATATTAATTCATCAATTTTTTATGTAGTTGATTTATAAGGATTTTTTCCAAGCACCATACCCAACTTGATCTAATGGTTTTTAATGGTAAGGATTAGGATGGCTAAAAATAATATAATGTGGTTGCTTTACTGAGCGAATGTAGATACACTATTCTTATTTGCATGAGGGTAGAGCATCGACATTATCCAATTCATAGACGAAATAGCAGTGTTGCCAGACGATATTCTATCAAAGTATGGTGACAACTTAATGAGTCAGGCAGTCGCAATTAATCGCATTTCGAAAAACCCTATCGACGTTGAAACTTTTGAGAAGCTTTTACGGGAGCGTAAGGCTGCTCAAAAATCCCTACAACCATAACTTTTATTTAAGGAATAAACATGGACATTATCGAATTTATAGACGAAATAATAGATACTCCTTCCGATATCAGATCAACATGGGATATAGACGACATATTCCGTCGAGCAATCGCAATCAACCACCTTTCGGGAAAACCTATCACTACCACAACCTTTCATAAGATTTTTTGGGAGCGTTACATTGGCAGGAACTCCCCACTTCCTCCGAAAGAAAAGCTACAACCTACAACCGACGCAGTCATTAACGAAACATCAAATTTACAGAAGAGGCAGAGCATGGACATTAACAAATTACTTAGCGCAATAGTAGAAAACACTGATATAAAGGCTGAAACCTTAAGAAGCTTTAGTTTACATACCTTTTACATGGATTCACTGGGGGATGGTTTCCCGCCACGACTTGAGGGCAAGTTACGCGTTCCAAATACTTACCGCTTGAATATTGAATGCGAAGGTCACGTGCCCCAATCAGCCTGGGGTGTCATTACCGAGGATACAAATTAATGGACGACAAAGACTTAAGGATAGGCGTTGTTTGTGATATTGCTAAGCGTTGGACAACCCTAACCCCCGAAGATTACACCAAAATTCAAGAGGGGTTTACACGCAAACTTGCGCCTGCATGTGGTATCGGCTGTTGTTGTACATGTAATCATGCTAAAGATTGGAAAATAGCAGAGAAGCTTGTCAAAACTATTCCAGTTGCCGGGGAAGAGGTTAACGCTTGGGGTGAAACAGATGTCTATCCCCTGGTAATGATAACCTGCACTAACTGCGGTGACACCAGATTTTACAATGCTCGCGTGTTAGGAATTAGGGGCTAGAGCATATAAAGATGACAGACAAAACAAACTTAAGTACTGAAGACTTTGAACGCTTCCAGCAATGGTTAAAGTCGAGAGTTCCTTATCCCCTGAAATGCCCAGCGTGTAACGCGAACGACTGGATAGCTGGCGGTATTGGTGTGAATCCTATTTTAAAGAAATGCGAAGGCGAATTAACACAAGTACCTGGTCACGGTTTCACCTCCATACCCCTCAGTTGTAAGAATTGCGCTGAAACTAAATTTTATAGCACTAAAATTATCGGGATAACCTAACTAGGAGAGAAACATAAGCATGGACACCCGAACAGAACTGACTGACGAAGAGTTTAAAACCTTCACAGATTGGATTGATTCATCTTTTCCTGAGGGTGTGAAATGTCCAGGCTGCCACAGCGAGGCATGGGCGATAAAACGTTCCTACGCCTTTCGTGACATCATACAGATGTTGTGCTGCTCGTGTGGTCAATCTAAATTTTACAATTCTGAAAAGATAGGGATACCCTCAAGGAACACCCATGAAACTTAAAACCACACTTCTAATAAACTCTATTCGCCAGCTTGCGCAGGCTTGTAAAGATTATAAATGTACGAACTGTGGTAGCTCTAATCTCTACTGGGATTTTAGTACTGGTATGATGATTCCTTTCTCAGTAAGTGAGGACGATGATAGCATGGATATGATTAAGGTATTCTTAGAGAGTTCAGAACCATATACGCATGTCGGTATAGGGTGCGCAGACTGTTTCACTGCTCAGGATATACCTTTAGAGGATTGGTTACCGGTGGAAATAGAACCTTAACCCGTTTTGCTATATACTGAAAAGTCCCGTAAAGCGTGGGCAAGTCGGAAAGTCTTAAGTGATATTCTAAGCGTTATGTAAGAACGTCGACCCCGCGGTGGGTTAATGGGCAATCGGGGTATAGCGCAGTCTGGTAGCGTACCTGCTTTGGGAGCAGAGGGTCGTAGGTTCAAATCCTGCTGCCCCGACCACTTAAATAGGGTACTTCCTTGAGGGTATCAAGCTCAACTTTTGGATATTACTTATATAAAATAAGTATTACTAGAATTAAATAGGGTAAGATAGACTTAACGGGGTAATAACCTTGTCAGTTTTACCCCGTTTAATTATGCTTCAATAATTGATTCAGCGATAAAATTTGACGCAATTGAATCAAAATCTAAATCAGTTTTAATCTATCCCTATAATGTGTAGACACGATGCGAGCGGGTCATACTGCAAGAGTGGACGCACGCCAGTTTCGGGGGGAGCTGTAGGTTCAATGTTGTTAGCCATATTTTTCTTTTGAATCTGATAAAAGTAAGTGACCGCCAGCCCTAAAACTAACCCTACTGTTGCAATCCAAGCCATGTGATACAGAAATACATTCATTGATTGGCCTTCTATTTCCTGGGACGACAACCCCATGTAATCAGTATAGAGAAAACTACTATTGCTGCCACGTAAGCCAAAACCATCCAAAATTCATTCATTATTTAGCTGTTAATTTTCTGCCTTTGCCAAGTACTTTTCTAGCCTTAGCCCTTACTTTAGCAGCAGCTGAAGATGAAATGTTGCCTTTATTTTCTTGTTGAGCTACGCGGGCAAGTGCATTACGCGCATGGGCTTTGTCTGGCACGGGATATTTACGGTCGCCTGGTTCAGCAAACTTAGATTTAGGGAGGTTTTTACGGGCACGGGTTGTTAGTTTTGTCATTTGAAAGCCTAGAAAAGGGGACAATCCATGTCCCAATGCTATATGTCCATTTCATAATGGCAAAGAATGAGGGTTATGTCAAATAATACTGGACGTATTAAGTATGTTCCAAAATGGAAAGAGCTGCTACAATAAGTTGGGGGTTAAAACGACTTCCTAAACGCGTTACGGGGAAGATGTAAGGTGATGAAAATCTCAGACCCGCCCCCCTTTAATGTTAACCACCTAGCTACACTAAAAATAATAAAAATAACATTTGAAAGTTACCAATCACTATACTAAGATAAATATGCGTTGCTTGCGGTGGCTTAGGCTCTGCAATGTGGCGCACCTCCACTGTGAGAGGGATATCACAGGCTAACACCTCCTCAAATAGGGTAAATTGAGACAAGCAGATAAGGTTTATGGAAGAAGCAAGCGACATCTTGATTGACCAAACGGTAACGCCTGAAAAGCAATTACCAGTAAGTCGTGTGACCGAGCTTATCAAGCGCGAGAAAGCAAGTGTAGAAGAAAAGGTGCGTAAACAGTTAGAAGCTGTTCACGCTGCCGAAATCGAAGCTTTACGCGGTGATAAAAAAGTTACCCCTACTGCCAAAGAACCCTCTGTAGACGCAGAAGCAATTAAACAACTTGTTTATGATGACATAGTGAAAGAACTTTCACTGCATAACGAGAAGATGGCGGAAGAAGCAGCCAAAAAGAAATGGTCAGACATCAGCGTTAAATATGTTGAAGGTATGAAACAAAAATCACAGATTTTTGATAACTTCGACGACGTTGTTAAAGACTTTGACCCTGCTGCTTACCCTGGTGTGTTAGAGATAGTTACGGAGATGCCCAACTCGTCAGAGATTATTTACGAATTAGCTAATAATCCTGAGAAGCTGGCCTACATTGAACTGCTAGCCGACCGTTCCCCAGCTCTCGCACGTAAAACATGTAAAAAACTCTCTGATTCTATAGATGGCAATATTGCAGCAAAGAAAAAAACAGCCAATGCTGTTGCTCCTTCTCCCTTATATAGACCTCAGGCTGCTACAGGCGGTGCTGACGGTAAAGAGATGACAGTCGCGGACTACAAGAATGCCCCTTGGTTAAGAGGTTGATTTAGTCCCCCTTTCCTTCGATACGTTAGCTCCTAATCCACTCAAGCAGGAGTTTAAACGATGTCAACTATTCCAACTAATGTGTTACAGGACGTCAAATCATACGTAATGGCTGATTTAGCGTTTCTTGAAAATATCAATTGTTTTATCGGCACAGCCAACACTAAATTTAAAAATTTCCAAAGATTCCCTGGTCAATTAGGCGGTATAGTAAACCTCGAATTGCCACCACGCTTTACCACTACTAACTCATTAGTAGTAAACTGGCAGCCAGTACAACAAAGGTTAGCAACTTTAACCTGTGACCAACAAGTAAGTGCTGCAATTGCAATTACTGCTGACCAGTTAGTATTCAACAACATGGAAGAATACAGCAAACGTTTAGGAATGGGTGCTATCAAAGAAATTAGCGCAAAAATCGAATCTAACGTTGCATTGAATGCTGTAACCAATACTTATAGATTCTACGGTAATGGTGTAACTCCAATTGACAGCTTCGTACAGCTGGCAAATGCCGTAGCAATGTTTAGAAACTATGGCGCAGCAGAAGGTGAATTAAAATGTTATTTACCAGACGTTGCAACTCCAAATATTATCGGAACTGGCCAAAACCAATTTACCCCAATGCGTGGTGATAGAACTGCGAAATCATGGGAATTAGGCGAGTTTAAACAATCTACATGGTATGAATCAAATAAATTACCAATCCATATTGCAGGAACTGAAGGACTAACCGGAAACGTTAACCTAACCGTATCAAGCTGGACTAACAACGGCGTAAACGGCGCAATTGATACTATTACATTTAGTAATACCACCAATGCTAGTGACGCTAACTCTGTTGCTCAATATGATAAGTTTCAATTTCAAGATAATGTAACAGGTCAGCCAAATTTACGGGCTTTAACATTTATTGGTCATACTCCTTCTGCTAATCCGGTGCAATTTGCAGCCACACAGGCAGCAGGTAGTACGTCTGGCAGCTTAGTAACAGTGACTATTAACCCACAATTACAATCCGCTGCTGCTAATAACCAAAATCTTAATGCCCCTATAGCTGTAGGCATGAAGGTTAAAGTTATGCCATCTCATAGGGCAGGTTTAATTACTGGTGGAGACCCATTGTTTATAGCAATGCCTGAATTGCCAGCTACAACACCGTTCCCAAGTGGTACTGCTACTGACCCAGAAACTCAAGTAAGTTTAAGGGCGTATTACGGTACTATTTTCGGTACACCAAATCAGGGCTTTGTGCATGACGCAATCTGGGGAAGTCTATTGATTCCTGAATATTCAATGTCTGTATTGTTCCCAGTATAATTTAAGGAGTAATTTATTATGTCAACTTCTCCAGCTAATGTATCGCCAAATTATCCTTTATATACTTTAGGGGATTTATATTTACAGGGTGGCAGATTAACTTATGTAGATAATAGTACTTTTACAGTTGCTCCAGGGCAATTTAGAAGTTCTAACAATATTAACGATATTATACTTCCAGCAGCAGCGGGTACGCCAACTATTGCCGTGACTGTAAATACTGCAATTAATGGCTTAAATGGTTTAGACACAGGAACAATTGCTGGTCCTAAAATATACTACGTATATGCAGTAAGTTCTTCATTATTCAGCAATAATCCTGCTAACTCGGACTACTTAGCTCCTGGCGTTATGCTTTCTCTTTCTCTCGTACAGCCTAACCTGCCAGCAGGATATGATATGTGGCGTAGAATTGGAGCAATCAGAATTAAGGTTACACCTGCGCCTGTGATTGAGCCATTCATGCAAACTGGTTACGGCCAAAATAGAACTATGCGCTATACAACATTTTTCGAGATGACCGAGGTAACCGGAAGCATGACAACACCAACTACTATTGGAGACCTAAGCGCACTTGTTCCAGCTCGCCAAGTGGATGTACTTTTTTATATGTATTTCACTCCAGGCGCAGCAGGCAGTTACGTTAGCTTCTCTCCTTACGGAGTGCCAGAGCCAGCCCAGACCACAGGAATGACTGGTTTATCCACTACGTTACCACAGGGTATGCCTATTACTTGCCCATGTGGACTTAGCGGAACTAACCCAGTCGTGCCAGTAGTAAATTATATAACCGAAGACGCAACGGTCGCATTACTTCCGTTTTTAACAGGATATATTGACGCTCTATAGGTAAAAAATTTCATATTGCCTTTAGAGAATTTATTTTTTGAAGGCAATATGTATGAAAAATTGTTTTACGCTTAAAGACTGGCTGGCTGTATTGCTTATAACTTTAATTTCTGTAGGGATTGCAAAATATCCCCCAGGGATAATCGACAATGCTCTACATAAAGTGGAGAAATAAAAATGTCATACTCTGTCACTAAATTAATTTCTGAAGCGTTCTATACTTCTGGTATAGTTTCGCGTGGATTTCAGAATGTTCAGGGCGACCAAGTACAGACAGGTCTAATAAAGCTGAATGAAATTCTGAGCGATACTGAGATAGAGACGGACATGATACCGTACTTTACGGCAAATTATGATTTCTTCGCAGTGCCAAGCAATGAAGTATACTTCATTCCAAATCTTGCCCAGCTAGAGACCTTAACCTTTTTCATTGGCAGTGTGCGCTATCAAATGCGAGATATTGCGCAAGACAAATATTATGGAAGCGCAAGAACACAAAACATAAACACGTTACCTTTTAATTGGCACTCGGAAAAATGCCCTAATGGTACTAACATTTGGATTTATTTTACCCCTGACCAAAAGTACCCAATGCAAGCAACGGGTCGCTTTACATTAGCTCAAGTAAATCTAATGCAAGACTTAAGCAGCCCTGTAGCGACTGCTAACTTGGGAGCTTTTACTACAACGGGTGCAGGCACAATTACCCAAGGAATGCTGGTTATTAACCGCATAGATTTAATGGGCACTTATACTATGGTTTCGCAATTGATAACACAAATCAATGCGATAGTTCCCGGGGTTACAGCAGTATTACTTGACAACCAAGTTATATTAAGCTCCAGCACAGGAAACAATATAACGTTAAGTACAGTCGGTGGCGCAAGTGCGACCAACAATATTTCATTTATCAATTTTAGTTTGCTGGGTATTCCGTTATCGCAAACATTTATGAACTTACAATTAGGGCAGTATTACATAAACTATTTGCAATATAGATTAGCTGAACGTTTATGTGTTGCATATAATTTTGAAGTTACGCCATCCCTCCAAGCGTCGCTTGCAAAATATCTACAAATGATATCTAAAAAGAGTAGCCCTATAGATATGAACATAAACAAGATTAGCACTTTAGATGACCGCAATTTCATTAACTACGCGCAAGTAAACATTGGGCAAGGATATACAATCTAAATGAGAAAGACCGCCATATCCGAAAAATTGCCAGTTAAAGTGGTGGGAAGTTCCACCTTTGGTCGCTATGCCAAAATTTCTAGTGAGCTAACCATTAACATGTTTATATCTGATGATTGGTTAATTAGAACTGCGGGTTATCAAAAAGTATTGGATTTACCAGGATTCCAGACAACTGGACGCGGTATTTTTTCATCTTATCGCGGTAATCTCTTGATAGTGGTAGCTGGGGCTAATGTATACCGGTTAAACGCTCCGGCAATGATTCCCGTGCTTGTGGGAACATTAGCGAGCGACACGGGCGATGTGTTTATGGATGAGAATCTTAACTCGCAAATATGTATCGTTGATGGGATTCATGCCTATATTTACAATTACTCAAACCTAACCCCAGCAGTAGTAAAGCAAACCACCCCGGGATTTACTCCAAATTATGTAGCTTACCATAATACATTTTTCTTATTTGGTAATGGTCAGACTACGCCTAATGGTTCAGCATGGTATGCATATCAATACGACACGCCAACTACTATTGTAGTGGCAACACCAGGCCAGTTCGCTCTGCAAACTAAGCCCGATTATGCAATAGCAGTAGTGCGAATACCTGGGCAAAGCTCTAACGTGATGGTATTTGGTACAACCGTGTGCGAGATATGGTCACAAGTCGGTGGATTACAAAACTATCGCAGGAATAGCACGCTTAGCATTGACTACGGCTGCTTGTCTCCATCTACGATTGCAACCTCTGATAAATTAATCATGTGGTTAGCAGTTAACGAAAGCGACAGTACTGTATTGATGATATTTAGCGAGAATGGTAGTCAAGCTGTTTCAACTGATGGAATAGATTATCAATTATCTAAAATTAAATATCCGCAGCAATCTACCGCAATGTTTTATCGGCAGGATGGTCATTTGTTTTATCAGCTAACATTTTACAATCCTGCTGATAATTTAACTATTCTGTATGATTCTAGCACTACTAAGTTTTTTAATTTGAGCGATGCCTTTTTAAATTATCATCCAGCCAGAGAGTTTGCATTTTTTAATTATAAACTTTATTTCGTATCAATTAATAATGCTGGGCTGTATCAATCATCAACTGATTTTACCACTTACAACGAAAATAATTTGGATATAGATACACCCGACCCAACTTTAGAATTTGAAATACCATCATTAAGAATATGCGATACAGTACGCGCGGATGATAGCAGCCAATTTAGAGCTAACACATTTTCTTTTACGCTAGAGCAAGGGCAAGACCCTAATGTAAGTGGCCCAGAACTTGCAGCAGCAACCGTCTATCAGCCAGCTTATCAACCACGCATTGATTTAACTGTGTCCCGTGATGGCGGTATTACCTGGAGTAATGCGGTAGGCAGAACGTTAAACCCTTTAGGCATAAGACAGAATATTTTGAACTGGGACAACATGGGAATGGCAAACAGTTTAACTTTAAAGTTAAGGTTTTGGGGCTTAAGTAGTTTTGTAGTTTATAACGGCTTTGTTGAGGTGTTTTGATGGCAGTAACTCCTTTGAACTTGCCTACTTATTTAGAGCAGGCCAACCAAGAGAGATATAACGAGGAAATGAACCAGACGTTAAGGTATTGGCTTAACAGTAATGGTTTTACAGGAGTTCCGCAGTTGACCCAGGCGCAGATTTTAGCTGTCGCGCCAATGATGCAGGATTCAACTTTATTTTATTGCACGGATTACACCCCAAATCCTGTATATGTGGGGCGAATAAACGGGAACTTAGTACAATTTACAACAACGGTGTTTCCATAGGAGTATAAGAAATGGGGTTTTTTGGTGGTTTAGGTGGGGTTTTGGGTGGTTTAGGTGGCCTTTTGGGTGGAGGCAGCTTATTTAAAAGCGTTTTTGGGGCTGACCGCAGCAAGAACCCTTACCAATCTGGCGTACCATATTTAAATCAAATTCCTGGCATTTTAGAGAATTACAACTCTGGTTTTGCAAATTTACCTAACACGTACGGTACGCTGGAAAGCCCGTACGGAAATTCTACTAACCCTAATGACGCTGGCGATTTGTTGAATAAGTTAATGTCGCAATACTCAACATCTCCAGGATATGACTTTAAAAAGCAAAGAATATTGGGAGCTGCAAGAAACTCAGCAGCCAGTGGAGGCTTTGCGGGAACCAAATACGACCAAGAGCAACAAGGTAGTTTGGCTAATAATTTGCTGAATGAAGATATGGGCGGTTATCTGGAGAATATTTTTAAAATCTTAGGCGGTAAAGAGAGATTCGGATTTGAGAAAGCTCAAGGAACGCAGCAATATAATTTAGCTAAAGCGGCGGCACGTGCAGGGCTTGGCGATTCATTAGCCAATCTAATGAGCAGCAGAGCGTCATTAGCGAATAATGCCCAAAACTATGAGAATGAACAACGCAACGCGAAAAGAGAGCAACGGGCGCAACTCTTTGCCAGTCTTATTAGTGCATTTGGCGGAGGGTTTAACGGTGGGTCACCTTTGCGCCAAGATAGAATCAGGAATATAGGATAAAGTTATGCCATTTAATCCAATTTACGACTGGGGACAATTGAGCTACAAACCGCCCCGCACCTTTATTGATTTTTTGCAAGAAGCGGAAAAGCACAGACTGGAGCAACGGCGCGGAAATGTAGAGAGTGAGTTATTAGAAGCTAAAGCCCCTTACGCTTCTGACACCGCCCGCTATGGCTTAATGGAGCAGAAAGCCAAAGGCGAACACGCTGAGGAAAGCGAGTTGGCCAAGATTCAGGAAACTTTAGCGCACGCATTGTATTTAAAATCTCATCCTCATGGTGCAGGTGGCCGAGGATTTGCGCCACCCAACATAATAAAATTGATAAACGCATACAAGGAGAGGGTCGCACAATATGGGGAAAATGACCCAGAGGCACGGATTTTGGCGGCAGCTATAGAAAAGTCAAAGCAGCCTGCTTGGCAAGGGCAGCGCGGACAGTTTGGCGAAGACTTGCTGACTACCTTAAACGAAATCGATACCGAAGCTTTAACGGACTATTCAGGAATCTTAGGGGGGCTACTCAAGTTATTTGATGAAGGCGTTGACTTGGCGACGGGCAACGCACCTGAAAGGCTCGTAAAGCATAAAACAGCCGTAGGTAAATCTCACTTAGCAGAAAAACAATTGGCTCAAGCTTCAAAGGGGTCTACATCTAAAAATGCTCAAGAAAGTAGAGAAGGAATTTTAAACCCGACGAGCTTATCGAGTTCACCACAAACCGCGAAGCAGCAGACCGAAGCGAACTACGAGATACTAAGGCGGGAATATGGAAGAGGTAGCCAGAACACACCCCAGAGCCAATCGGGAGTGAACCCAGAGAAAGTAAAGGCATTAGTTGCAATGAGCGACGCAGAGTGGGACAGGCTAGAAAGAGCAGCGGAAGAAGCAGCCCGCAAGAAAGGCAAGAAGTAAAGTTATATGGAATATACGTTAGACGAAATAAGGGCAGCTAGAGCGCAACGCGAAGGAATGCAGCCATCCGCGGATGATTATTCGCTGGATGAAATAAGAGCAGCCAGAGCTGCACGCCAAGGAATGGCGCAACCACAGCGTCAAGGCAGCTCACGCCCTAAAACTTACAATCCTCTCTCTAAGATAGAGCCTTATTTAGCTAAAGCATTAGCAGGAATCGCTGAAAAAACAGCAGAGCACCCCAGGATTTCTCAAGGTTTGGAAACCGTGGCTAAATATGCGCGGCCATTTAATAATTTGTTATCACCTTTATCTGATATTGGGCGTGGAAGACTTCAAGGAGGCCATAACGCCTTAGCGTCTTTATACAATATCCCAGCAGGCATGGCTGATGAATATTTTGGCACTAACTTACGGCAACCACATTTAGATTTAGAAAAATACACCACCGGCAATAAAAGCGCGCCCTTAATGGAGTTGATAGGAGAACTATCTAGCGGTTATGGTGTAGGCAACACTGTCTATAACGTAGCAAGCAAAGCATTACCGGTCGTGAAAGGTGCAGGCTATTGGCCTAAGTTCGCCAATATATTACGCACTGGTACAATAGGTGGCGCAACAGGTGCTGCTGTAGGAGAGAATGCCGAAGGTAAAAGGGGGGTGTCAGCACTGCTTGGTACACTTTTTGGGCTGGGAAGTGGCGTTAATGCAGCAAGAAAAGCTTTGAACCCTGAAAAAATAGCAAAAGAAATATGGGGAGGCGGTCAAGCTGCAAAGAAAAAGGGCACCGAACTATACAATCAATTTCTTGGAGAGGCAGAGAAGCACGGCTTTAAAGCGGACGTTCCTTTACAAAATGCAGTTACAGAAAGTAATCATAATTGGGTTTATAAAAATAATCCTCACTTGCGCGAAGCTTTAGAAAAAGCGAAGAAGCCCGAAACGGCGACGCAGTTAGCCGAAAGAGTAAGCGACCCAGATTTAAAACATATATTGACCGATAGCACGCCAACTTTACAAAGAACTGCTACCGAATGGTTGCATAACCCTAATATAAAAAACACGCATGAATTTACCAAAGAATTAGGCAGCGTAGGATGGGGAAATAGTTCAAAAGATAAGGATTTGGGCAAAGTCTCTAGGAGAGCGCGTGACAACATTATAAAGCAGATGAACAAAACATTTAAAAAGGAAGGCGTGCCAGAATTAACAGGAATGCTTAAGAAGGCAAACAAACATCATATCGAGAATGTGCTACCTCATCAAAACCCTTTAATTGAAGAATTTGGCGCAGGAGACATTACCGCAAAAAGATTTATAAAAGAATTATATACAAACAAAGACTTTGAGGCGCACCTAGCAGACCGTTATCCAGAAGTTGCACAGCGTGCCCACTTAAACAAGTTTATAGACTCTTACCTATTGCCAAGCTTAAAGATAGCAGGGGGTGGAACTCTGCTGGGTAAAGGTATCCACTTTGGGCTTAAATCATCAAGGGAGAATCGCTAAATGGCATTAAATCCACTATACATAACAGCCGTAGATTTATGCGAATACTTTGTAGACAAATCTACAGGCTTGCCTTTAGCTGCTGGTAAAGTAACTTTTTATCAAGACGCACAGCGCAACTTAGCTAAGCCAGTTTATAAATTAACGGAATCGGGAAGTCCGCCAGTTTATACTTATACCGCATTGCCAAATCCTATAACACTATCTAGCACTGGGACTTTTGATGATGGAGACGGTAACAATATTGCTGTGTATTATTATCCTTATGACGCTAACGGTGATATACAGCTTTACTATATAACTGTTACCAATAGTTTAGGCGTAGAACAATTTGTACGGGAAGCATGGCCTAATACTGTGGCCGCTGAAAGCCCTGAAACCGCTGTTGCAAATATTAGCAACATGCTTACTAACCCTACATTCTCGCAAGTTTTATTTGTGCCAGCTAATGGCATGACGATAACGTTTACGGGAGCCGCTACTGAAACAATACCTATTGCGCCAGGTTGGAATTTAGAGGTAGTAACAGCGGGTGCGTCTTCAGTTACAGTTACGCGGACATCAATAGTAGGAAGTTTGGGCTATCCTTATAATCCGCCTTACACTCTTACCATTACGCCCAGTGGTGTTACTTCCGTAGTCTTATGGCAACAGTTAAGCCATAATCCAAGCATTTGGGCACAGTCACGCTCTGGCGCAACTAACGGCTACGTTAATACAAATATTTTGCTCGCTCCGGAGAGCGCTGTTACGATTACACTTTCTTATTCTGATGGTAGCCCCATAACTACGCTGCTAAGCAAAGATAACGCCGGTAGCCAATGGAACCAATTTACCAATACAGTGTTACTGCCAACAGCTGCAAATACCGACGATTCCGATGTAGGCTTTTCTACTATTAATCTAAATTTACTTAATAATGCTCCTACTACGTTCAGCAATCTCCAGGTCACCCCATTAAGTACCAATATTCCAGAGGTAGCATACGAAGAAACACCAGTAAATAGACAGTTAGACCAAATGTTTAACTACTACAATCCTTTGCTACAACAAATAAATACCAATAGCTTTTTAGTTGGGTGGGATTTTCCGCTTAACCCAGCGCAACCTTTGGGTACTGATATTGGAACGCAGGCCTTAGGCAATAACACATCTTACTATGCGTGGGATTCAACTATCATATTTCAAACTTTAACTAGCGGGGTAGCTATTACGCGCTCTTCATTTGGTGCAATGCGTGTAGAAACTGCCTTCGGACAATTTGCACTGATTCAATATCTGCCTATGCGTACCGCGCTGCAAATAATAAATCAAACCGTGTCCGTAAATGTGTCTGCCTTTACTGATAATGGTACGGCAGTTACGGGTACAATTTCTTTATGGGGTACAACTAATGGCAGCCTCCCTAGTACAGGCATGTCTAATGCGTCATTAGTTACAGGCTTAGACGCAAACGGCTATCCCACGGTTGTTACGGGATGGACAGAAATACCGCGCAGCAATTTAGGCAACGCAGAATTTGTAATGCCAGCAAGCGGCACAAATTGGGCTAACTATGGGTTCACTGGCTGGAATGGGAGCGATACATCTTTGAGCAATACTGCTACGTATGCAGCCATTGTAGTAGGCTTTGGAGCAGTCACCACCCCAAACTATATTGATTTTAATTCCATCTCTTTAACTGCTGGATTCTTTCCTACAATTCCAGCTCCTAAAACTTTATCGCAAACTGTGCAAGACTGCGAAGAATATTTTTCTATGTCATTCCCAATTGGAACAATACCAGCGGACTTCAAGCCACAAGCGGGGATGAGTGGCGGAACTCAGCTAAATGTGATGGGGTCTGCACAGATACCGCTTTTCATAACATACCCCGTACAAATGGCAGATGTTCCTGCCATCACGGTTTACACACCTACGAATTTTACTTCGTCAACAGGTCAAATACAAAACGTAACCCGTGAGGGTGCAGGTGCTTTTACGTCTACGGCAGCTGTCAATAACGGGAATAGCAAAAATGACTTTTATGTAAGTGGCATACCACCAACTGGGTCATTTCCAGGCGACCTGGTGGGGATACATTGGACAGCAGACGCAAGATTAGGAAAATAAAGGAGCAACTACGATGAGCACTAACTATATAATTGATAAAAACAAAAACTTATTTAACGGGTGGGGCACACAATTTTGTGACCAGACATATTCGGCAAAGTTGGCAGCGAATACATCTACCGCAGTACCTGTGCCTAACGACGCAGCGGCAGGAGCATTAGCAGAAAGTCCGGTTGTGATATCTGGCGTAACCCAAACCTATAATAAATTTTACGCCAAGATTCACGCAACCCCAGGGGTCGATGTGTTTTATTCATTAGGCACTGCGGCGGCTCCAGCTGGTGGAACTTTTGCGGCCACTACTTCGGCGTTACTGCCACCTGACGGTATCTGCAAATATGTAAAAGGTGGTGATTCAATTCATTTTATATCAAGCGGTACACCCAATGTAACTGTGGAGTTTTACGCGAACCCGCAATAAGTTTTAGCAGAGTGAAATAGGGAATTAGAAGTTTAAATAAAGGGAGATAGCAAAAATGGCAATATTACAAATCACAAACGCACCTACCGGACTGGTGGGGGTTACTCCATCATCTGCATGGATTAAAACTAACGATACACTGGCTACTATTACCGAGACAGGATATTTAACAGAAGCTGTAACAAGTCGAATATTAGAGGTTGACGCTAGTAGCATAGTTTACATCAGCACTTTAACCGCAGGCGTAGAGAAGTCCTACGTTGGTAATGTGATTATAACCGGAACCGTTCCTAATCTTCAGTACTCGTTTGAGAGGTTGGTAGGTGCAACATACCACGCGATTACCTCCGCGCCTATAACTGTCGCTTCTCCGCCTGAATCAGTGCTTACGCTGAGCGTGCCCGCTGGAGTGTGGCTAATATGGGGGAATGTCACAATTACTAGTAGCGCGTCCGATATAAGCGGATTTCAAGCGGCAATAACAACGGATGCCACATCAATAGGAGACCCAGGAACCTATAGTACTTTAACTACAGGCACAAGCACCACCGAGTTTGTAAGTTACGGATTTAATGTACCCATGTATCCAATCTTTGAAACTGCTCCTACCAATTATTATATGGTAGTGGGGTATCAGCATAGTGGCACGCCCACAGTGACAGCGTTGGCGCAAATATTTGCACTGCAAATCGGTTAAGGAATGGGCGGTAAGGATACAATAAAATGGCTCTAATTCAAGCTACTAATTCCGTAATGGGCTTTGTGGGAATAATTCCCCGACTGGCTTATTACCTGACTGATGATACACTTGCCACTATTACTACCCCTGGTTACCTAGACCCATATGTGGCTAATGGTACGGTGATAGTAGACGACACCACTATGGCTTTAGTGCAGACTACTACTGGCCCAGTTTGGTGCGCTGTCCATATTGACGGAACCACAGAAGCACCCACCTATACCCTTAGCTTGCAAGTTAACCCCTCTGGTATTTTACCTTTGGCTGAAGGTGGAACAGGCGCAAGTTTAACTGCCAACGCTGGTGGTATTTTCTATAGCACTGGTTCGGCCGCCGGAATTTTAGCGGGAACCGCAACCGCAGGCCGACTACTCCAGTCTGGGGCTTCGACTATTCCTAACTGGACTACATCTACTTATCCTTCCACTATTGCAGCCAACAGTATTTTATACGCTAGTTCTGCTAACACCGTGGCAGCCCTAAGCCCAATTGTTAATAATGCTTTGTTGGGTACAGGCAATACTGGTATTCCGTCCTGGGTTACGCTGTTACCTTCTGCGGTTCAAGTTCCTATTAGTAATATTCACACTACAGCAGGCACGCCTAGCAGTGGGACATTTTTACGTGGAGACGCTACTTGGGCAGCTCCTAGTGGAAGCGGTACAGTTAACATAGGTACAGTCAATACCTTGGCATATTATCCCGCAGCTTCAACAGCGGTTAACCCACTCCCGGGTGGAACTGCTAATAATGCAGTGATAATTACCAGTGGTACAGGCGTGCCTAATGTTGCAACTACTTTGCCAACCCAGGTTCAAGGCAATATTACAGCCACTGGTGCTTTAGCGTCTGGCTCTTTGGCTACAGGCTTTACGATAGTAACCCCCGATTTAGGCGGTACTGGCGTTTCGAACGCTTCAGGCAGCACCATTACTCTTACAGGCTCTTTAGCTACAATAGGTAATCATAGCTTAGCTTTTACCTTATCTGGCACTACCAGCGTTACGTTACCTACTACTGGCAACCTTATAGCTTCTTCTAACACAGTACAGGGGGGTATTTTATATGGCACGTCTAGCAGTGTGCCTACTGTAACCATGCTTGCCGCTGGAACGTCTGGCCAATTGTTTACTTCTGGTGGCACGGGTGCGCCTTCGTGGATTAGCACGGTTCCATTAACAGCAGGTGGTACTAATGCAAGCCTAACCGCTTCATCTTCGGCTGTTGTTTATAGCACGGCTAGCGCGTTTGCTCTTTCAACTCCTAGTGGCTCAGGCCAGGTTATGCTTTCAGGCTCTTCAGGTACACCTGTTCCAACCTGGGTAAGCCAATTACCATTAACAGCAGGTGGTACTAATAATAGTATTACTCCTGCTGCTGGTGGGGTAATTTATAGCACTTCAACCGCGTTAAACGTTACCGCCGCGGGTACTTCTGGGTATTTATTGCAATCCGCGGGAACTGGTGCGCCTACTTGGCTAGCGATGGTTGGACTTTCCCAGGGTGGAACGAATAACAGCATTACGGCAGCAGCTGGAGCCTTGGTATATAGCACCTCAACTACATTAGATGTTACAGCCGTTGGCACGAGTGGGCAGTTAGCACAGTCTGCGGGCGCGGGTGCGCCTGGGTGGACTACAGCGACTTATCCTTCTACTGTAGCTGCAAATAGTCTTTTGTATGCAAGTGCTACGAACACTTTGGCAGCTCTTACTCCAGCGGTTAACAATGGTTTATTAGGCACTAACGGTAGCGGGGTTCCAGTTTTTACTCTTACATTTCCGAGTGCCGTAGAAGTTCCTATTGTAAACATTGACGCTACAGGCACGCCTGA